CATCCTAATGGGTGCCATAAAGGGCGTAGTGGGAGACGCTTGTGAATTATTACATCTCACAGTTGAAGAAGCGATGAAAATGACTATTAGTCAATTACTCAAAGCCATAGAAACGGCTGAACGAGATATTGATAAGATAGTTGATAACCAGATAGATACCGACCGTGAAGAGGGATGGGATGTTGATGTTGATGAAAACGGTCCATTTATCATCACAGATAAAGGAGGCATATGATGAATATGTATGATATGCTTTTAGTCGTGAGCTACCTAATTCTATTAATGACTACTGTAGGATTTGCATTTTTCCTAAAGTACCATACAAAGAAGGTAGCAAAACTTGAAGAACAGGTGGAGTTTTATAGAAGGTATGCTTTAAAACAGTTAATACCCCCCGAAACGTATCCTGTTGAAGAATGAAGAAAGACAATAACTCGGTTCCCATAGGCGGTGACCCAGCTAATTTAGAGTGTTCTAAGTGCGGTTCAAACAATACAGTGTTCGAAGATTACATCAAGCCTAACACAGGCGATGAAACCGAACTAGGCATTTTATGCCAAGATTGCAATCACCGAGAGGACCCTGATGAACTAGGTTACCGCTTCGAGCCTGAGTATAACCCTGAATAAAGGAGGCATTATGCTATATAAAATAAGGCGTATGCTACTACCAGCTTATAGAATGTTTGCTGGTAAGAAGGACTATCAGTCCAAGACGCAAAGAAATGGTGCGTGGAATCCATTTCACCAAAAAAGAGAGAGTTCTAAAGGATGGAAAGAAGTCATAAAAGACGGAAGTCCATATACCGAGAATTTCTCTAGCTGGGCGGCTGAAAAGACGTTCAGTTTAATGAAACAAGTAAATCGTTTGTTTTATGACCAAAGGAAAATGAAGAATAGTATGATTGAATTTAGTGGTCAGATAAACAAAATATTACTCGACATAGAGGCGGTAATGGCAAGACTCGGGGAACTTGAGAAAAAGCCAAAACGTGGACGCCCTAGAAAGAGTTCTTGATAACCACGTAATACAGTGGAGGTACGACAACCATATGGCGAAAGTACTTGTACAAACCTTCGGTGGAACAGTAAAGACTGTTGATGCAACAAGTCCTGCTAGTATAGCAGAACAACTTGGTATTTCAGTCGAGAATGCCACCATAACTGTGAATTCAGACAAGGTTGCCCTTGATAGTGACTTAAGAGACGATGATTTCGTTTCCTTTACTACAAGTAAAGTAACCTCAGGCTGAGAGCACATATCTGATGTTCGGGGACGTTGATAGCGTCCCCGTTCTCATTTAGGAGTCTAAAATGAATAGAGTTCTCTTGAAATTAGTCGAAAAATGGCTAGTAAGAAGTAGTGTTCTAGATAGTCAGCGTCCAAGATTGACATCATTACAAGCTAGGTCGCAGATTATTAAGTTAGAAGAAAGTGGATTTGAGTTCCATAGCCCGTCGAGAGGAAACAAAAGTTTTAAAGTTAGAGTCGGGAGCCCAAAGATGAGGGCTAGTCGTCATCTAACTCTTCCGGTACATTCTTTAGTTTTTAGTAATTATGAAACTACTAATGTAAGAATAATACCAGATATAGAAGGATATGAAGATTGGTGGGAATTAAGACACAGGTTGAATGGTTATCCTTCAGATATTGATGCAAATTTTTATCAAAGAGGACTTAATGTTCATCTCAGTGTACATCCACATATATCAGCAGATGGGACACCCTGTCTTGGTGATTTTGGAAGAGCGTGGTCATCTGCTATTATTTCTGGAAACATAGGTATGTTAGTCAATGTTTGTACAGGTTTCTTAAATACTTGGACACGCAGAGATTGTTATTGGGATATAAATGACAATCATAGAGGCTATCAACAAAGTGGACAGATGCAAGGTCGTAGAGGTATGTCATTTAAAAGATGGTTATATGTGTCTAAAATGGCAATCGCAACGGCACACGACTTAGGTCACAACTTAATAATGCGTGTGTTTAATCAGTGGATGTCTCAAAATGATACCCAAGAAAGACTTGAGGCACTTGGTATCACGTGGGAAAAAGCTTTAATGGCTTTTACTGTGTACAAGTCAACATTAAAATATGTCTTTGATACAGAAGATGAAGATGTAAAGAGAATGAAATCTTGGCACAATAAAATACAATGGCTATACACTGATACTATGATTAGTACTCTTGATGAATTTACACATAGACATAAAATGAATGCTTTTGCTTGGGCAGAGGAAGCTTTTACCGGCGTCAAGTTCACTGGTTATGACCAATTTGGTCCTGATAAAGTCTTTTCAGTCGAAAATGCTTTTAATGATATGGATTATGACTTGACCCAATACAAACATAATGATAATAATCATTATCCTAGTATTGAAGTAGTACTCAATGCAAAATCACGTGTCTATCGGAATCCTACAAATATGAATACTAAGCTCTATATGAGCAATCAAGATGTAAATGTATTAGTAGGTCAATGGGTTTTACGTAATTCTGGTAAATCTAGACCACTGCGTACCAACCTATTTTCCGTTATCCATTTTATGTGGCAATTAAGAGAGTTTGGAAATTTATTCAAACAAGCAGTTGAACCATTTAATCCGAATCAATTAATGGGAAGTTGGATTGACATACGTAATACTGATTCTATAAGTGGCAGGGAAAAAAGAGAGCTCCTTGGCGAACAATATAGAATTATTATTAGTCAGATGGGTGTAGTACTGGATAATTATGATACTACTTCACTTAAACTAGAATTTAGGGGCAAATTTCAGGTAATAGCCCTTGAATTATTTCAAGAACACCTGAAAGCTCTCTATAAAGGAGTTTCTGATGACAAGCATAGTAAACGAATTGACGCTTACGGTGAGTCTACCGGACCTGATAGTCCAGAAAATCAACTATCTCTTGACTCGTTTTAAGAGTACAGAGTGGTCTGGACCGGCTTGGTATACTGTAAATAAGCGTGAAAAGAATGGCTTTCCTTCAGAGGTAAGTTTATCTCATTTCATTCCTATAGACTTAGGTCACGGGACAGAAACCGAAATAGATGGTGAGAAACTCGGAAGATTATTACCAAAGGTATATAAGCGGAATGCAAAATTGCAGAAAGCTTATCTTGGGTTAATACATTCTCATCATACTATGGGTGCATTCTTTAGTGGTACTGATAAAGATACCGCATTAGAACAAGCACCACTTGACGGCTTATTCTTTACGACAGTGGTTGCGTCGGATAAGGATGATTTTTGCACAGGAGTAAGCTATAGGGACCATTTTGGGTTTCCTAATTTTATAGAAGGTGACATAGTCACTCACTATAAACAGGATGTACCTAAAGAATGGGTTGCTGAAGCCAAGACAATCGAGAAGGACAAGAAGAAAGAGACCAAGGTCGCATATGTTGGTAATAACCAGATAAATATGATGGACTCTTTTGACACCGGTTATAACGGATTTGGATATGGTTATGGAAGTTACGGTGGATACAATCGAAATGAGGCAGCTAGTGACGAAAAAAAGTCCACGAAGCAGGGGACGATAATATTGGGGGAGAAGTCGAAGTCTTCGACGTCAGTATGACAAGTCAACTGCAACGAGCGGATGAAATCTATGATTTATTAAATAATGAAGAAATTGATGAACATAAGTTTATAGACGAATTTCGCAAGGACTGTCCAGACATAGACCCGCATTTATTTGTGTCAGGCTATTATGGATATTTTTAGTGCACTATTGTAATGCCTTCCACATTACGCTTAACCATATGATAGTGTACCGGGGGGACTCTTACTAAAGGGTCCCCTCGCTCTATTTGATAACATTAACTGTGATAGGGGTTGAAGCCAGTATGTAATAAAACCGGATACGTGAGCTCACTAGCTATCTACGGACGCATTGAAGCGACAAAGCCGGATATCCCTTTCACCTAACAAAAAGGAGTAGTCTATGATGACTATACCACAAAAGAAGTATTTTATTAAACGGATTGATATGATACTCGTTGATAAGTTAGCATCCGTAGAACATAAAACATTAGCTAAAGATACACAATTACTTGAGGACTTTAAATCTAAGAAAGTTGAAACAATATCTCTTACTGCTATAAAGAATTTAGTCAAGTCACAACTTACTAGACTGGATAGTGGTGGAGGCTATGGTTACTCAGGTTATGGTACCAATATGCAGGTTCAAGCATTAATTAAAAACTATGATAAATGGGAAGAAAAGTTTGATGAGATGGTTGCTGAGTTTCAACGTAATTATCAAGCAGAACTAGATGCTATACAAGACGAGTCTACAAAGATAAAGGATATCTGTATGTTTGGCTCTGAAGAATTAGCACATAAAATGTTGGAGGAGTTTAGCAAATGGCAATGGAAACAAGGTTCTTAAGGAATAAGGATTTAATTCCTATTCCAAAATTAACCGAGATTGGTGTAGTAGGTCTCGGAGGTATTGGTTCTTTCCTTATCCAAACCTTAACTATGATGGGCTGGCAGTCTATCTGGGGATGGGATAGTGATAGAGTAGAAGACCATAATCTAAGTACTACAGCGTATCCTTTAAATCAAACAGGCAAGTTAAAGAAGGATGCAGCAGTTGAATTACATAAACAATATGCAGAGGATTGGCAAAAGATAAGAGTTGATAACAATTTTCAATATAATTCGATTAGTTTGCCAATGATGATAGTGTGTACAGATGATATGGAATCAAGAAAGGTAGTTTATGAACAGTGGAAAAAAGAGCACAGGTATTCCACTAATAAACGGTTCTTTATTGATTTAAGAATGGGTGCAACAACAGTCGAAATGTCTACTGTTACTGGAAACTGGGATAAATATATGAAAGAATGGATTCCTACAGACAGCGTTCCAGAAGCTCCTTGTTCTATGAAACATACAGTGTTTGCTACACAGCAAATAGTGTCACTTGGAGTGGCTCAGGTATACAATATACTTGCTAATTTGTCTTATTATGACTACATTTGGACCAGTCTGAACCCCAATATGGTCGAATATGGTACTAGAGTTGTACCAAAACCTGAAGGAGATGCTAATGCATACCCAACAAATAACCGTGAGGAAAGTCTCAACGGATTGGCGAGTAATGCCATCCGGTCTAACGTGGCTTCTAATCGGACAACCCAAAACGGGTAAAACTACAGCCGCTTCAAAGTGGTCTGAAAAAGGAAGTGATGGTGTTCTATTACTTGATACGGACTTAGGTTCTGATTTTGTAGATGGAGTCAATGCGGTCACTATCTCTTCCTTAAACCCACCATTTAGACCTTTACTCCACGAAGGAAAGAAGGTCACAAAGAATGGTGTACCGCAAAACGAATTAGTCCCACCTAAAGAACGTGGGTTCCTATCACGTACTGGTGATGACAAGGGTAAACCTATTGATGCATTTTCATTAATAGAAGTTTATAACTGGTTATTAGCAGAGTGGGACAAATTACCTTACGAGACAGTAGTAATTGATACTATAGGTCAAGTAAATGAATGGATTGAATCTGCCGTCCTAGAGGAACTGGGAATATCAGCAATGGGAGAAGGTCAATGGGGAGCCGATTGGGGAAAAGCCCGTCGGAAGAACATTGATGTCGTTAAAAGATTCCAACGTCTGATAAAACAAAAAGGTGGAAATCTGGTATTAGTTTCACACGCAAAGTCAACTGTTGTAACAGATGGCAAAGCCCAATTAGGACCTGAGCTCCCGAGAGGACTTGGGTACGCACTTGCGGCTAAAGCTGATGTTATAGGGTATATAACGGCTCATAAGGATGACGCTACATCATATATTTCATTTGAATCTTATGATGAGCGGATTATTGGTTCTAGGTTAAAGCCATTGAATCAAAAACAAGTTCCTTTTGACTACAAGGCTGTGTGCAATGAAATACTTAACTAT